TAAATGTTTTATGAAAATCAAGTCAAGAGTTTCCGTAATGGAATGTCATCAGAAGTATTGGGGTAAGACAAAAGAAGAAGAAAGACCTGATGATATACCACAAGAACTAATAGATGAATGTTTATTGATTTGGGATGACGTAAAGACAGGAGTAGCAAAGAACGTAACAGTAAAAAAGAAAATGATAGAATTATATAATGTTATATATAATGCCAATTTTAAAACTACAAGTAACTGTGGTTCTTGTTTAAATAGTTGCTATCACGGAATAAGACAAATAGTAGAAAAATATAAAACATAAAATATGAAAAATAAGATACCTGATTATTATATAGGAAAGAATTATAAATACGAAGCTAGAAAAGTAATATCAGATTGGGAACTAAACTGGAATGTAGGTAATGCAGTAACGTATTTACTAAGAGCAAACTTTAAACATAATTCTCCTGAAGAATGTATTAAAAAAGCTATACATCATTTAGAGTTTGAGTTAGAGGAGTTAGAACAGCAGAAGAAAAAGAATGTAAGAATAAGTCATATATAAAGGAGGGTAGGCATATTGCCGTAATAATTATTAAATGTTTTTATACTCTCCTTTATTTTAAAACAAAAACTATGTTAAAATATATATGTAACGTATGTGGAAACACAAGAGAATTATCTAAAGCTACATTAGAAGTAGTTGATGGTAAGGTAAGAACAAGAGAAGCATTATGTAAATGTGGTGCTTATATGCAAGAAGTAGCTAAAGAGTTTGGAGGGTTTCCTAATATAAAAAGAACAGAACCATCATTAAGTAAAAGACAAGATAGAATGTGGAAAGACACTAAAGAGAAACTTACAAGCTAACAATGGATTTAAGATTAGGAGATTGTTTAGAAATAATGAAGTCAATTAAAAATGAAAGTATAGATGCTATTATAACAGACCCACCTTACGGAACAACTGCTTGTAAATGGGATAGCGTAATTGACTTTGACTTGATGTGGGAACAACTTAACAGGATAATAAAGCCAAAAGGTGCTATTGTTCTTTTTGGAAGTGAACCTTTTAGTAGTGCTTTGAGAATGTCAAATATTCATAATTATAAATATGACTGGGTATGGGAAAAGACACAGGCTACTGGTCATTTGAATGCTAAGAAACAACCTTTAAGGAGTAATGAATTAATATCTGTTTTTTATAAAAAACAATGCACCTACAATCCTCAAAAGACATTAGGACACAAGCCTATGAATAGTGGTGTAAGAAGATTAGAAGTACAGAATAAGACAGATGTCTATGGTAAGGCTACGAAAGAATTACCCTTTGGAGGTAATACAGATAGATACCCTAGAACAAACTTATTGTTTAAAAGTGATAAACAGAAAAACTATCAACACCCAACACAAAAACCTGTTGCATTAATGGAATATTTAATAAAAACATATACAAATGAAAAAGAAACTGTTTTAGATTTTACAATGGGTAGTGGTACAACAGGAGTAGCTGCAAAGAACTTGAATAGAAAATTTATAGGAATAGAACAAGACCATAAATACTTTGATATAGCAACAGAAAGAATTAATAAATAAGAAACACAAAAACAAATATTTTGAAATTTGTAATACACGATAAAAAAGACAAGATGCAATTAGTAAACTATTTAAAAGAAATGGAAAGTCCTTACACAGTAGATGTAAAGAAACACAGAAACACAAGGTCTAACGTACAGAACAATTACTACTGGAAATGTATAGTACAAGTGTTAGCTGAAGAATTGGGCTATTTCACAGATGAAATGCATGATATTCTCCGTGCTAAGTTTTTAAACGAGTGGGAGATGGTAGAGATAAACAATAAGAAGATAGGAATAAACAAGATAGTAAGTACAACATCTTTAAACACAAAAGCATTTGAAGTATATGCAGAACAGATTAGAATATGGGCTTTGTCTGACTTAGGCATAAGATTAATGCTACCAAACGAATACAATTAATTTCTATTATATACTATGGAAAACGAACAAAAACGTACACGAGTAGGCAAAGAGCAAATGTTAGAAGCATTAGAGGTTTCACTAGGTATAGTTACTGAAGCTAGTGTTAAGTGTGGGGTTAGTAGAACACAGCATTATATATGGTGTAAAAATGACGAGGAATATCGTAAAGCAGTAGACAGTATAGAAAGTAAATTTATTGACTTTGCAGAAACACATTTAAAGAAACAAATAGAAAATGGTAGTACAACTGCTACTACATTCTTCTTAAGAACAAGAGGACGCAAGAGAGGTTATAATGAGAAGCAAGAGATAGATTTAACATCAGGAAACGAACCTATCAAAATCAATATAAATCTTGGAGATTAATCCTGAATTTACTGTAACACAAAAGGAATGTCTTAAATACCTATTTGATAAAAAGACTAAAGAAGTATTATTTGGTGGTGCAGCAGGAGGAGGTAAGTCTTGGGTAGGTGTAAGCTATTTAATTCTTATGTGCTTACAGTATAAAGGTACAAGGTATCTAATGGGTAGGTCTAAGCTAGATGCTCTTAAAAAGACTACTCTAAATACTTTCTTTGAAGTCTGTAATGCTTGGAATCTAAAATCAGGAGAACACTATACGTTCAATGGCTCAAGTAATATTATTAGCTTTTATAATGGAAGTGAGATAATACTTAAAGACTTGTTCTTATATCCTTCAGACAGAAACTTTGATAGTCTAGGTTCTCTTGAGATTACTGGTGCGTTTATTGATGAAGCAAACCAAATAACTGAGAAAGCTAAGAACGTAGTAGCTTCAAGATTAAGATATAAATTAGATGAGAACGATTTAATACCTAAACTGGTAATGACTTGTAACCCTGCAAAGAACTGGGTATATACAGAATACTACAGACCTGCTAAAGACAACACTATAAAACCTTACAGAAAGTTTATACAAAGTCTAGTTAAAGACAATCAGTATATCTCTCAGCATTATGAGAAGCAGCTATCTGAATTAGACGAACTAAGTAAGCAAAGACTCTTATATGGTAACTGGGAATATGATGCAACTGATGATAGTTTAATAGATTACAATGCTATAGTAAGTTTATTTAATCAACAAGGTATTGATGGAGATAAGTACATAACTTGTGATGTAGCACGATTTGGAAGCGATAGAACAGTTATAATGCTTTGGAAGGGTCTACATACCACATATATTAAAACTATGCTTAAATCGTCTGTAAATGAGGTTGTAGAGCAAATTAAAAAGATACAACAAGACAACCAAGTTAATTTAAGAAACATCATAGTAGATGAGGACGGAGTAGGAGGTGGTGTAAAAGATTACTTACGTTGTCAAGGGTTTATTAATAATTCAAGACCAATTAAAGGAGAGAACTATCAGAACCTAAAGACTCAATGCTATTATAAATTAGCTGACTTAATTAATAAAGGACAGTTAGGTGTTAGTTGTTCTGATGTAAATATAAAGAGTTATATAATTGAGGAGTTAGAGCAGGTAAGAACTAAGGACGCAGATAAGGATAATAAACTACAAATACTTTCTAAGGATAATGTTAAATCTATATTAGGACGTTCTCCTGACTACTCTGATGCGTTGGCTATGCGTATGTATTATGAAGTGGATAGTAACTATGGTAAATATTTTGTGCAATAAAAAAGGGGGTACTTGTTCGGCAAAGTTTAGACTAATTTCTGATATTATCTCCAACTTATATTTGGTCTCCGTCAAGTCCTTCCGATAGGTGCGTGAATTATTAGCTACTCTTGGCTTGTAATCCTTCTCTTAAGTCTCTTTACCTATCCGTTGTTTTACCCCCTTATATTTGTTTGTTTTTTAGTGGGGGTTTTTACACCCCCTTGTTATTTATTTATTTGTGTAGTTAAATTCCATACTGTTGATTAGTTGAGATGTTCTAGTATTATCTAATATTTTTCTAGAGCTTTTAATCATATCATTATAAAATTCATCAGAAGTCATTCCACATCTTAACCAGTCTCTTTTGTCTATATGGTTCTCTTTAATAGTAGTCCATTCAGCTTCTGTTAGTGTTAACTCTGTTTTATCATATTTATGAGCTAATGCTTTTAACCCTTCTAAAGTTTTTATTTGATTTGCGAATTCTGTCATAATTTGTAAGTCTGTCATTTTTTTAAGTTTTTGTTATTAATTATACTGCAAAGTTACAGACTTTTTGTTATCCACCAAATTATTAACAACTTATTTAACAAAAAAGATTGTTTTACTCTAGTAAATTATTTAAAAAAAAGTATAAAAAAAAGGTGCAATCTCTAAAAATTAACACCTTTTTCTAACAAAAACTCATTGAAAACTCAGCAAATATAGTAATTTTAAACTATATTAATTAAATTTCTATTATATAATAATGAAAGTAAACATTAAGAAAGATGGTAAGCAAAACACTTACAATCTAATTAACAGTTGGGATGATGTAACACTTGAAAAATGGGCTTCACTTATTACTATGAGTAGTAAGTCAAAGTCTAAAGAAGCATTAGATACAATTAGCTTGTTGTCTAATATACCAAAGAAACTTATAAAAGAGTTAGGTATAAATGACGTATCTAATATTTTAAATAAGATAGCTGAATTGCAAAAGGATGCTAATAGTAAGTTAAGAAGGATAATTGAAGTAGATGGGATTGAGTACGGATTTCATCCTGATTTAAGTGAGATAAGTCTCGGTGCTTATGCCGATATTGAAACTTACATACAAGCAGGAATAGAGAACAACCTAGCTAAGATAATGGCAGTTCTTTATAGACCAATAGTAGAGAAGAATGGTAAGCAATATTCTATATCTGCTTATAATGGTAGTGAGGTCAGGATGAGGGCAGAGAAGTTTAAGAAGATGAAAGCAAAAGATGTAAATAGTTCTTTGGTTTTTTTTTACAATTTAGGGAACGAACTATCAGAGATTTTGCCGTTGTATTTGACGGAACGAGTGAATCAGGAGATACAGTCACTACAGACGATAAGTTCGCAAAGAAGTGGGGATGGTTTGGAGTAATGTATAGATTGACAAATGGAGAAATAATAAATTTAGAAAGGATTACTAAATTAAGTTTATATGAATGTTTAACCTGGCTTACTTATGAAGCTGATTTAAACGAAACAAAAAAAGTTAGTAGATGACACACTTTAAGAATTATAACAATACAATAGATACCTTAAAACAATTAGGTGCTAATCAGTTACAAATTAAAACTGTAACTACTGGGGATATATATGAGATAGACTTAGAAAAGAACACATCATATCCTTTAATGCACATCAATCCAGTTAATGCAGTAGCACAGAATAATCAGATGACTTTAAACTTTCAAATCTTTATTATGGACTTAGTATTTCCTGATGAAAGTAACGAGCAGGAAGTACTATCTGATTGTCTTAGTATTTGTAATGACTTAATAGGTACACTAAAGAACGGAGAGAGTTTATACTTGTCAGGTGCAAGTCAAGGAGAAAGTCCTGCATACTTTACAGAAGGAGATATAACGATAGAACCATTTACAGAACGATTTGACAACTCAGTAAGTGGTTGGACGTTTACACTACCAATAGTAATAGAGAACGATTACAACACTTGTATAGCACCACAATCAACAACATACGCAGGTAAATAATGTTTAAAATAAAAATAGGAAAATTAACAATACAACTAATACCCCCAAAAATAACTTATAAATTATAATTATGGCA